TTAACATGGTTGGTGCCACACTACGTAGATGATAAAATTTATTTTAGTGCTGATTCAATGGCGCTTATATCTAAGGGCATGGTCTGTCTCATAGCAGACGTGTACAGTGGATCTTCGGCCCAGGACATCATTGACTTTGACCAGGATGAATTTAAAATGTTAAAGCTTGATACGTTGTTAACACCAGGACGCAACAACGGCGTCCATAGTATGTTAAAATTAATAATTGATTATGCTACTTAGAAAGTGGATTGCCAGCGGCTTTCTTAATTTCTTTTATCTGTATATCTTGTAGTTCATTTTCTTTTGATACAATTGCTACAGCTTTACTTAACTCTTCTACAGCTTCTTCTAATTCCCAACCGTATTCTTCTAACGCTTGTAAAGCATCATATATAGGTTGTAAGTCAGCTGGTTCCGGCAGCATAGCTATCTGCTCTCTCACTTTGCCAATCTCTTTAAATACTTTTGTAAGATCAACAGGAGTAATTTTATCATCTACTTTTTTAATTCTATCTATTAAATCTACTTTGTATTCGTTGGCATATAATAGTGCATCATCTATCTTTGCAGCTAGTTCTTTATCTTTTTCTACTAGTGGTGATAGATCTACAGATGGTGTAGCTTCTATTGCATCAAGACGTGTGTTGAACTGACCCCAGGTGTAAAAACCTCCGCCTATGGCCCCTACGACACCTATCAGTGCAGCATATGTTGATAATTTCTCTATTATTTTCATTAGTTACCTCTTAATAGTTTGAGTTCTAACATAATGCCAGCTTTTTGTATAGCCAATTCTTCTAGCTCTTGTTTGTACACAGCCACAGGATCTGCCTGTATGTATGCTACTAACGTTATGTTACTGTATATTTCTTTGTTGTAGGCAATCATGCTAGCTTGTTCAAAAAAGTCATCATTTACCTCGTATTTGAGGCCGTCGTCTTTGTAAAAATCCTTACCTTCGTATGAATCTAAACTAACGGCCTCGTTAAATATATCTCTTGGATTGACTTGAACTTTTATCTCGCCAATATCCACATTTTTAATCTTTATATTTTTGCTGACCTTAATGCTTTTGGTTTCAATTCCTCCTCCGTCAGCAACATCTGTCTCTGCCATTGATTCTTTCTCATCCTCAACAGTCTCTGAAACGCTTTCTTCCGATCCCGACTCTTCTTCCAGTGCTTCTTCAGAACTTTCAGAAGGTTTTTCATCCTCTTGGGGTTCTTCATTTTTAGCTACCTCCATTTCTTCTGCCTCTTCACTAGGCATTTCCATGACATCTTCCTCTGTTTCGGGCTCCATGTCAATACTTTCTTCTTCTGCTATTTCCATTTCTGTAGGTTCTTCTTGCATATCCATCATTTCTGGCATATCATCTTCGACCATTTCAAAAAATTCTTCTTCCATTTCTTCTGCCATTTCCATTTCAGGCATTTCTTCTATAATCTCAAATTCTTCTGGCATTTCGTAAACAGAAAATTCTTCTTCTATTGTAAAAGTATCATCAATATAAACTTCATCCCATACTTCTGTGTAAATTTCTTCTGGTATAAAAAAATCAGGTTCTTCAAATATATCTTCTGGTATGTCAGGTATGTTGTTTTCTATGTCATCTATAGCTTCTTGTGCATCCTCATTGATAGGAGGTATGTCTTGGTAAGTTACATTTAGCGTAACATTATCAACATCTGGCCCACGATGATAATCATCATAAGCTGTGCCTGCAGTTTCATTAAATAACTCTGCTCTAATTGTAATATCTGTTTGTGTATTTGAACCTTCAATGTGCACATTTGTATAGTTCGTAAATTTATTACCAGTTGAACTACTGGTGCCGGTTATTTCTCTAACTTGTGTTGATACTGAACCATCAGCTCCTGTAATAGTTTGTTTAAGAGTGAGTGTGTTTTCTATGTTGTTCCAAAACCATGCATCTGCTGCCATAGTTGAGGTAAAACCTTGATTCATTTGTTGTTGTGTTAAATGACCATCATCAACTAAATCTACATCCTGGTATACATTATCCTCTGTATGTCCCTCAAATGCTAGTACACCACCACTGCTATCCATGCCTGTTTCATATGGAAATCCATTCCAGGCACCGTGAGTGTGAATACCGTGGTCTCCGTCAGTTGACCAACCAGTTGTAGTCGTAGTATTACCAGTTCCAAAAGTGGAATTGTTAAGTAGATTTCCTGTGTCTATTTCTGTGCTAGTCGCTGTGGACGTTAACAGGCACAGGGTCAATAACAGGCTCGATATCGCTAACTTCATCTTGCTCCTTTAATGTAAGCAGTTCTTGTTCAAGTCTTTCTGCCTCTAGTCTTGCAGCTTCTGCTTCCTCTGCAGCAATACGTTCAGCCTCTATTCTTTCTAATTCTGCAATCTCTGCGTCTATTCTTGCAACCACCTCTTGTTTTTCCATGTGTTGTTCGTAATCAGGTCTTAGTTCAGGGTATTTTTCCCACATTTCCGCGGCCTGTGGACCTATCAAACCTGAGTATGGACAAGGTGTGCCTGCAGCTTCCATCGCAGAAAAAACACGTGCATCCTGGCACAATACTGCCACACTTGCCACTTTCATGCCGAAATCTTGTAGAACCTTTGCGAGCTTGATACGCTCACAGTTCAAATCGACCACATGTTTACCTCCAGAAAAACCTATGACACTCGTACTTAAAGATCCACTGACACCCAT